TATAAGTACGGATGGAAAACTTCATACTACCAAAACACTCACGACATGAAGAATGATGAGGTAGTAGAAGAAAAGTCCGAACTACAGAGTATACTGAGTGAGTTGGAGCAAGCCGAGGAGGGAGAGTGTGAATCCTGTGCAGTTTAAGATTTCGTCAGTGGAAAACACTAAGAGAAAAGTTGAAGGTATGACTGTCTTCAACACTGAACAAGTAAATACTAAGAAGCAACCGATGTTTTTCGGTAAACCTCTGGGAATCCAGAGATACGATTCATACAAATATCCAGTATTTGATAAACTCACCACACAACAACTAGGATACTTCTGGAGACCCGAAGAGGTTTCTTTGCAGAAGGATCGTGGTGACTATCAAACACTCCGTCCAGAACAGAAGCACATCTATACTTCTAACCTTAAATATCAGATCATGCTGGACTCTATTCAGGGTCGTGGTCCTGGCATGGCATTCATTCCATACTGCTCACTTCCTGAATTGGAAGCATGTATGGAAGTGTGGGGATTCATGGAGATGATCCATAGTCGTTCATATACTTACATTATCAAAAACGTTTATTCAGACCCCTCTGAGGTGTTTGATAAGATTGTGACTGATGAACGTATTCTGGAACGTGCCAGTAGTGTTACAAAAGCATATGATGACTTCATTACAAGTGCTCATCAGTATGACAATTCTAATGAATGGCAACATGCTTTAGAACAAGTTCCATCCGCATTAGAGGGCAAGTATGAACTCAAACGCAAACTCTACAGAGCAGTCGCAAATGTTAATGTTCTTGAGGGTATTAGGTTCTACGTTAGTTTTGCTTGTTCTTTCGCCTTTGGTGAACTCAAACTCATGGAAGGAAGTGCAAAAATCATCTCTCTAATTGCTAGAGATGAAAACCAGCATCTTGCCATCACTCAGAACATTCTTAATAAGTGGGCAGCAGGTGATGATCCTGAAATGAAGAAAATCATGAAGGAAGAAGAAGAGTGGACCTATAAGATGTTTGACCGTGCTGTCAATGAAGAAAAGAAGTGGGCAGACTATCTTTTCAAAGATGGCAGTATGATTGGACTCAATGACAAACTTCTTCAACAGTATGTTGAGTGGATTGCAAACCGTCGTCTCAAGGCGATTGGTCTGAAACCACAGTATGACATTTCCGCAAATAACAATCCACTTCCTTGGACACAACACTGGATCTCTTCTAAAGGTCTTCAGGTTGCTCCTCAGGAGACTGAAGTAGAGTCCTATGTTGTTGGTGGTATTAAGCAAGATGTGAAAAAGGACACATTCAGTGGTTTCCAACTCTGATTAGTGCTATACATAGGGGGAGACACATCCCCCTACAATATGCCTCGCAACCAAATTTCAATTCAAGAACTTAAGACTAAGTTAGAGAGACTTAAAAATGATCTCTACTGGGAAGAACATAAGTATGGATCAGAATCCAGAGGACTGGCACATAAATACCTAAACAGGGTATTTGACATTATTGATGAATATAGATTATGAAAACCCATGGATGTATTTGGAGAGACCTTTTACTTCTGACGATATTCGGGACTACTACGGTTTTGTTTATAACATTACCAATCTCACCAACGGTAGACAATACATTGGGAGAAAGTATTTTTGGTCGCATCGAAAACCGCCAGGAAAAAAACGCAGAGTAAAAAAAGAATCTGATTGGAAAAAGTATTATGGGTCTTGTCCGGAACTTAAAGAAGACATTGAACGACTGGGTAGACAAAATTTTAGTAGAACTATCCTGTCACTACATACAACATCTGGCAAAACAAACTTCGAAGAAACAAGACAACTCTTTATCAACGGAGTCCTTACCGAATCCCTTGACACAGGAGGACCTGCCTACTACAATAGTAACATCCTCAGCAGGTACTTCCGAAAAGACTATTATGATGGAAACTGAAGAAATTGTTGCAGACGTTCGACAGTGGGCAATTGACAAAGTTGAAGAGTACAATGGTAAAGGAATTGAAAGGATCTATGATCAAATGGCAATCATGGCAGAATTTGATGAATGGATTGATCCTAAGGAAGATTTGGAAATCGTAAGCCTTGACGAGATCTCTGAAGAAGAGTACAATGACTTTGTTGATGGTATCGAAAGAGCATAATCAACTGCTGTAACCCCCTTGGTAGTTCAGGGTTAGAGGCGATAGGAACTACCACTTGACTCAGTAGCTCAGTTGGATAGAGCATCTGCCTTCTAAGCAGTTGGTCGGGGGTTCAAGTCCCTCCTGAGTCGTTGACAATCATACATCCACCATGTTATGATTGTCATTGTGGGCATTGAGAGAGACCACCACCACCTCCTCTCTCATGTAAGACCCGACCTGCGGGTGTGGTGTAGCGGTAACATGCGAGCCTTCCAAGCTCTTGTCACGGGTTCGATCCCCGTCACCCGCTTCCCTTCGGGGAACTTATTCCTCCTTAGCTCAGCGGTAGAGCGAACGACTGTTAATCGTTTGGTCCCTGGTTCGATCCCAGGAGGGGGAGTCTGGGAGATTAACTCAGAGGTAGAGTGCCTGCTTTACACGCAGTATGTCACTGGTTCGATCCCAGTATCTCCCATTCCTAATTCACGGAGGACCATGACCCATGATCACAATCAGATGCAAAGAATGCAAGACAGAATTGACAAGCACTAGCAAGATTCAATTCTGTGGTTGCCCAAACCAAATGAGTTTGGTTGACAATAAAATTGGTGCCAAAGATCTTGATAAGGTTGTAATGGTAACCAATAATCTAGAGAGAAAGATTGATAGTCATTTCTCCAGAGAAGAACTCCTCTACCAAGAGGAGAGACGCAGACGTAAGGTCCGTAGATTGGACTTTGATGTCCGATAAAATATTGGAAAGTTGGTCGAGTGGTTTATGGCACTGGTCTTGAAAACCAGCGAGGGTCACACCTCCCAGGGTTCGAATCCCTGACTTTCCGCTTTTTGTATCATAGAGATAATGTAATGTCTATATAACGATATATGGAGATACCAAAATGACTCTCTATTATCTGCTAATGCTGACATTTGTTGCATTAGTAGCATATGCTGGGTATGATTCGACTATGCGACTTGTTCAGTATTTGGATTTACAAGTTCGTTATGCTGGTATAAAAATCCAAATGAAGTGGATGGGTTGGCATCTTAAAAGGCAACTGATTAAAGACACAACTGAATATAAAAAGTTCCTCAAGGAGTACAAAGATGGACAATAAAGAGCTGTCCGACCTTTCAGTAGAAAGGAAGGAATGCCCTAAGTGTGGTTCCCTCTGGATTAACGGAGAGCACTACTGGTCTGGAACTGGCAAGAAAGGCAATGAATTGGATCTTGCTGGTTTAGTTTGTAATAATCATGGTGATGAAACTTGTATCAATCCTTGCGTGGGTATGGAAGGTGGAGTAACATGGGTGAAAAGATTGACACAACTACAGAATGAGTCATCGGATGGAAGAAATTAAACCAGATCGTTTAGTGACACAAAAAGAGTGTCAGGAGATGATTGATGCAGCAATACGACAACACAACCGCAATGCTTCTATCATTAGTATGTGCGTCGGTTGGGTGGTTCTTGCTTTATTTGCTGAGGGACTTTTGAGACTTATAGGCGTTATCCCTCCAGTTTTTTCTTGGTTAAAAATAACACTAAACTAAAATGAGCACCTTATTTGTATTTGTATTCATAACTTTATTGGTTTCCACTATGCATCTAACATGGCCAGGGAGGTACAGGAGCTAATGAAACCACTCATTCTAATCGCTTGTTTCTTACCATTGGGTATTATCTACATAGTAATGAAATTATCGGTATGGATTGCGGCAGTAAATTCTGAAAAAGAATATGTCAGAGAAGAATCACTCAAACCACACGGACCCTATGTGGACAATGCATATGCAGACGTTGATGAGGAGGAAGAGGAATATGGAGATCGTACAGATTATCGATGATTCTTTGTTTGAGTGGTATTCTGAAAGAGGTTTAGAAGTACCAAACTGGAAAAGAACCAAAGATCCACAGTGGTGGATTGATTACTTAAACGAACTCGGGATAGAGCAATAATGGAACATCTATTGGGAAAAGCACTTGCAATTATTGCAATACCATTTGTATTAACTACGATCTATTTCGGTTCAAAGAAGGGACACTACTATGAATCCGAACACTATAAGGGTAATGGAACCGCACACTAGACAAAGGTTTCATTTCGCAGCATCAGCATTTTCTAGAATCTTTGGAGTCAGTCATGTTTCATCTAGTATGATTGACTTTTGTTATGAATGGGCACTAAAAGATGAAATAGCACCACTTGATTGTTTAAATCACACAGACAGATATTTTAGAGAACTATGGAATTCTCAGAAGCATTAATCTTACTTTTTATGCTTTCGTTTGGTATCTTTATTTTTTTAGTTTCTATCCTCACAGATCAATAATGGGACATTTCGCAGCAGCAGCACTTAACAATGACTTGTTTTTGGCATTCATCTGTTATATACTTGTGTTTGTCCCTATTCTGGGTATCTGGGCAGTCCACAAATACAACTGGCAGCACTGGGCACCATTTGACAAGCACCACAAGAAGTAGTATAATTATCAGGTAAACAACAACGGGGTGTAGCTCAGTTTGGTAGAGCGCTGCTTTTGGG